GAGTGGGTTGGTACAGGGAATCTCCTTAGTGTTAGCTCCATCGAGGAGACCACAGAATTAGCTGTGAGAGGCGCTACAATCACTTTGAGTGGTGTCCCTAGCGAAGTCATCTCACTGGCTCTCCAGAGTGCTTATCAAGGGCGTGTGAGTAATATCTACTTCGGGATGTTTTCTAAAGGGTCTCTGCTTAAAGAGGACGGTACGTTTATTCTCCTAGAAGATGGTGGCAAGATACCTCTAGAGTCTCAAGAGACAGGTCTCACTCAGATATTCTCTGGCTACATGGATGAGATGAACATTGAGGAGACACCTGAGACTAGTACTATTGAACTCAAAGTAGAGAACAAACTGATTGATCTTGAGAGGGCTAGAACTCGTAGGTACACAAACGCTTACCAAAAGTCTGTATATCCCGGTGACTTGGGTTTAGACTTTGTTGAGGACCTGCAAGATAAGAAAGTAGTGTGGGGTCGAGGTGGTTAAGTATCAACAAGAGTTTTTAGAGACTTGTAGGAATGAGTTAGAGGAACTCTTCAACCTGCACTGGGAAGAAATAGCCCTGAATAAAGATAAGATACAACTCAACCCAAACTGGGATGCTTATGAAGCTATAGAAGAATCTGGGCATCTTAAAATATTTACAGCCAGAAGTAATGGTATCCTGATAGGGTATTTCTTTGTGGTTGTTTCAGTCAGTCTACACTATAAAGACCATTTGTTTGCTGACAATGATTTAATCTATCTCCATAAAGATTACCGCAAGGGTTTTACTGGGATAAACCTTATTAAGTTTGCAGAGAAGTGCCTGAGAGAGGATGGGGTGTCTCTCCTTAAGATAAACACAAAAGTGCATAAACCTTTTGACAAGCTGATGGACTACTTAAAGTTCGACTGTGTTGAGCGTGTTTACACAAAATATATAGGAGAATAAAGTGGCTGTATCTTTTTTCGTAGCTGGTCTCTCAACTGCTGCTGGGGTAGCCACTGGCACCATTGCGTTCACATTCAGTGCGATTGCAACATCTTTCCTTGTACGTACAGCCGTTGGTGTAGCCCTTAATGCCCTTGCACCTAAACCTAAAACCCAAGGCGCTAACCGTGGTTATCAGGTCACTACAAGAGGGTCTGCACTGGACCACCAGATCATCTACGGGCGTATGCGGACAGGTGGAGTCATTGTCTTTGATGAGACTACTGGTAATAACAATAAGTTCCTGCACAGGGTCATTGCTTTTGCTGGGCATGAAGTAGAGTCCTTTGATGAGGTTTACATTAACGATGAGGTTCTTACTCTTGGTGGTAATGGTGAAGTAACTGCCCCTGATAAGTATGCAGGCAAGATTCGGGTTAATACTCACTTAGGGTCTCCTGACCAATCTGCTGATAGTGACCTTGTGTCTGAGTCTTCTAAGTGGACCAACCAACACAGACTTCGTGGTATTGCGTACCTTTATGTCAGGCTTAAGTTTGACCAAGACGCATTTCCTAATGGTGTACCTGACATCACAGCTACAGTCAAGGGCAAGAAGGTATATGACCCAAGGTCTGACACTACAGATTGGTCTGACAACCCTGCTCTGTGCTTGAGGGACTATATCACTGAGGGTTATGGTCTTAATGAGGCAACTACAAACGTGGATGACACCCTTGTGGCTTCTGCTGCTGATGTCTGTGATGAGACTGATACCCTAGATAGTAGCACTAGGTACACCTGCAATGGGGCTTTTGTTACTCAGGTTGCTCCTGTAGACATTCTCAATGACATTCTTACCTCTATGGGTGGGTTGTTGTGGTATGCTCAAGGTCAGTGGCGTATGAAGCCTGCTTATTATGTGGCACCCACTGTTAGTTTCACTGAGGATGACCTTCGCAGTAGTATCTCTGTCAAGACACGTCACTCTCGCAGGGATAACTTCAATACCGTCAAAGGAACCTTCCGTGGTGAAGAATCCAACTGGCAGGTGACTGACTACCCTGAAGTAACCAACAGTGCCTTCCTTGAGGCTGACAACAACCAAGAAAGTGTCTTAGACCTTGAGTTACCCTTTACGGATAATGCTGCTGAGGCTCGTAGGATTGCTAGGATTGCTCTTGAGCGTAACCGTCAGCAACTTACTGTAAGTGCTTCCTTTGGGCTTAAAGCCTTCCAGGTGCAGACTGGTGACATCATTAACCTGACTGTTGACCGTTTTGGTTGGGAATCCAAAGAATTTGAAGTTACTAGCTGGACCTTTGGGCTTGTCGATGATTATGACCTTCAAGTTCAAATGACTCTTCGTGAGATTAGTGAGAGTGTGTTTGATGAGGTTGATGATGGTGTAGTGTACGAAAGAGATAATACTACCCTGCTGTCACCCTTTGAGGTGCCTCCTATCGGTATCTCAGCAGAGGCTACCCTCCAAGTTACTAACCAAAAGGTTTCAAACATTGCTGCTGTCACAGTGTCTTCTGGAAGGCCGGAAGGTATTGACTTCGTAGAGGTTGAGTACAAAAAGTCCTCTGAGACGGATTTCTATGCCTTTGGTACTGGCCCACTGGGGAGGTTTTTAATAAGAGACCTTGAGACTGGAGACTACGACTTTAGAGCTAGACCTGTCAATACGTTTGGTATCCGTGGGGACTTTGAGTTTATCTTTAATGTAGAGATTAATGCTTTTGCTGGAGACCCTTCTGATGTTGGGGCTATCACTAGAGAACTTTCTGGTGGGACTCTGTTCCTAAGTTGGCCTGCTGCACTTGATGCTGATCTCAGTCACTATGAACTAAAGCATAATTCTAATACAACTGGAGCCACTTGGGGAAACTCTTCTACCATTATTGAAAAAATTGCTCGCCCAGCTACCAGCGCCACAGTCCCTGCTCGGTCAGGTACATTCTTAATAAGGGCTTATGATAAAGAAGGTAACTTTAGTGAGAACCCTACGACTGTTGTTGTCTTGCCTTCAGACTTGCCTCCGCTTGGCACCACAGAAGAGTTGACTGAAAACCCTGACTTCTTGGGGACTAAGACCAATGTTGTTGTTGCTTCAAACGAGCTACTCATAGATGATACCTCAGCAGGTAATCCAACTGGCGAATACCTATTCTCAGATGTGATTGACACTGGTAGTAGCCGAAACGTCAAGGTCACTGGCTTTAGGACATTCTCTCGCGTCTTTGATGGTGTAACACTACTGTGGGATGATGTACCTGATAAAATTGATGAGTGGCCGGGTCTATTTGATACTTGGACTGATGAGAACGCTAACTTTGGTGATGTCTCTGCTATTGTCTTCGTGTCTGCTACTGATGATGACCCAACAGGCACACCAACTTGGGGTCCGTATGAACCTGCTAATGGTGCCTTCTACCAAGGTCGAGCTTTTAGGTTCAAAGCTGTCTTGAGTAGTGAAAACACAAACTACACACCTTCGGTTTCTGAACTTAGCATTACCGTAGAATACTAGAAAAGGATTGATTATGAGTCAGAATGACTTTAGTATCGCCAATCAAACAGCCTCTAACTTTAGGGCTGACTTAAATAATGCGCTTCAGGCTCTTGCGAGCTTGTCGTCTGGTTCCACTGCACCATCAACTACCTACGCCAATATGCTTTGGTATGATACTGGTAATAACCTCCTCAAGATGCGTACTGAGGCGGATGACGCTTGGATCAACGTGGGCTATCTTTGCCAGTCCACAAACAAGTTTTGCATCCTTGACGATACCAACGTTGTGAACACCAGCGGAACGCAGACAGGGCGGCTTGGCGATCAGGCGACAAGTGCTTGGGAAGCTGGCACATCCAAGACCGAAAGCCTTGTGTCGCCTGATAAGGTGAAGGCGGCTGTTGAGGCTAATACTCCCGAACCTAAAGGAATGACTCTTCTCGGCACCCTCACAACCACGTTTGGAACAGTGCAAACACTCAGCGGGTTGGACCTTACGGATTATAAGTTTTTAAAGGTTGTTGCTGATGACGTGGGCAACTCAGCGGGCGTTGACAGAGTCCTTAGATTAAATGGGTTTACCATCTCAGAAGACACCAATCTGCGTGTGCGTGGTTTTGCTGAGGTCGAACTTAGCTCAGGTATAATCTCATCAGGGATACGTGAACCGGGTTCAAGCAATTACACTCGTGTAACTTCTTCAAATCTTTCTAACGCCGATACTTCTTTAAGTTTTACATGGTCTGGGAGTGCATCATTTGACGAGGGTACAATCAGAGTGTACGGAGTGAAATAATGGCTGTTGAAATTATCACAGACGCAAAAACAGGCGAAGTAACACAACGGGAATACACACCCGTGTCAACTCCTATAGAAGAGCTACGCATCGGCGCATCCCTATCCCGCGCTAAATTCCTACAGGCTTGTGTATCAGCAGGTATTATCACTGAGGACGTAGCTGAAGAAGCTGCTTCTGGTGTGTGGCCTTCAGCCTTTGACACATTCCTCACGGGACTTACTGTAGAAAAACGTATCGAAGCTAAAGCTACTTGGGTAGACGGCCAAAGGGTTCGTAGGGATAGTCCCATTCTTGCACTTATTGCTGCTGAACAAGGGGTCACTGATGAGCAGCTTGACCA